GATAAATCCAAGTGACGTCTGGAATGTTTGTTATGTATTTGTTTGCTGCTGCCAGTTTTTTTATGAGATGAAAGTCTTGTCCCATTCTGTTTCCCTCATTATCAACTTCGTAACTGTTTACGTCAAATCCCCCACTGAATCCTCCAACTTCTAAGAGTGTTTTGCGTTTTGCGATCCATGTGATTGGTACTTGGTGTGGGTGATTGTTGTCCCATGGTTGTCCTTTATATTTTTCTAGATGTCCCCCATCGTGTGATGCTGAATATCTAAAGTGTGGATAGACCAGATCTGCTTTTGTTTGAGTTATTTTTTGATACAAAAGTTCTATGTGATTTGGTAGTAATTCGTCATCGTCATCTAGTATTGCCACGTATTTTGTTCTCGCTGTGTTAATCAGTCGATCAAGAATCACTGTTTGTCCCTCTTTGTTGTCATCGGATTCTATTAAATGTTGTTTGACTTTGAGTGTTTGATTTTCAACGCTTTCAAATGCTCTTTTGAGAAGGTGTGCTCTTGGAGGTATTGTTGCTGTGCAAACTGTTACATCTGCTATTAGTCCCATGAGTTTGTTCGTCTCCTTTGTATTGACCAGTTGCCATCTGTCATGTCTTGTTGGTTAATCTTTTTTTGATAGTAATCCTGGTTGTTTCGAAATGTGATGTCGTTCATTTCTTTGTATCCATTTTTGATTGTGGATGAGTTGTCGTGTGCTATTGGTATAAACGATTTTTCAAGAGTTACTTTTGTGTTTTGACTGATTCGTCTTTCGTAGTCGTTGTCCTCAAAGTAGGCTGGGTGAAGTGCTTCATCAAATAATCCGATTTCTTTTACAACTTTCCAGCCGATTGTGAATGCGCACCACTCTGGTGATCCGTTTGATAGCAGTAATTTGTGTGGTTCTGATTGTTCATAAAACATTTTGAGTGAGTCGCCTCCCCATTCAACATCTGAGTTTGTGATCAACCAGAAGTCTGTCATTGGTGTTGCTTTGATTCCTAGGTTCCATGATGTTGCGACTCCTAGGTTGCTTGGCATTTGAAGATGCCAGATTTTATTTATCCATTGATTCCAGACTGGTAGATAGTTGTATTGCTTTGCTCCGTTGTTTATGATTACTAAATCTTTGATCGGGTAATTTATTGATCTGATCATTCTGTCTAACAAGTCGTGTCTGTTTAGAACTGGCACTATCATCACTGGGATCATCTTTCCTCTTTCCTGGGCTTCATTTCAATTTATAGGCTCTTTCTTAGTTTTCCTATAGGTAGATATTGGTTTTGGGTCCTGGTCGCTAATTTTGCCCTTTCTGGGCTTCTATTGACCTTTCAGGATCTGTTTTAATGTTGGTTTCCAATGGGTTTCGAATACTGTGTCTGCGTCATATTGTTTGGCAAAGTCGATGGCTTGTTGTGATCTGTTTTGCCCTTTGTCATACGCTTTTTCCAGTGACTCAACGATGCTGGGGACGCTAGGCATGTGTTGAAATGATTTCTGCATGGGATCCCAAAATGGTTGTCCCTCCACGAGCCAGCCGTCTCCGACTAATTCTGTTGATGCTGCAAATTCTGAAACAATTACTCTGGTTCCACAGGCTTGTGCTTCAATTGTTGGAATTCCAAATCCCTCTCCCATAGAGACTCCAAGAAAAACATCCATCGCTGTGTAGGTCGCTGCAACTATTTCTTGACTCATTGCGCTTCGGTACAGATAGGGATCTATAAATCTGTATTGATTTTTTTCTAAACCGACTGCGTGGATTAGTTCGATCAGGTTTATTCCTGCTGCTCCAACGGCTTCCGTGTGCAAATAAAGAATTGCGTCTTTGTGTTTCTGCGCAAACATTGAAAATGCTAATAGGTTTTCGCCAAAGGCTTTTCTGTTTGGTACGACTCCTTTGTTGGCTGCGTTCATTCCAACAACAAATCGTTCTTTTTCTATTCCTAAGAATTCTCTGCCTGTGATTTGTTCTTTGTCTGCTGTTGTGATTGTTTCGGTTGGTTTGAATGTTTTTTCAATTGCGTGTGGCACATATAAACTTTGGATGTCTAGTCTTTCTAGCATTTGTTTTCCGTATTGACTCATCGCTATTGGTGTTACGTTTTCTTTTTTGCACCATTCTCCAACTTCGGGTGGGCATGGTAAGTGATCTACTGGCACCCATGATGCGATGTTAAAGTCGTCCCATTTTTTTCCTCTGTAAACCCAAACGTCAAATAGTGTGATCAAAACATTTGGTGCTTCTGTGTTTCCTTGTATCCAGTCATGTGTGTGTGCTGGAATTATGTCGTTTGAATATGTTTCAAATCCTCTTGGATAAACTGGTATGTTTCCGTATTCGGTTGGGTATGTTGATGATGATCCCTCTAGACCGTAATTTGCTGCGATCGCTACTTCGTAATTTTCTTTTTTAAGTCTCTTGATAACTTGGGCTGTTTGTTGTCCATATCCGGTTGCGCACCAAGGTGCGTTGCTTGTCCAGAGGATTCGTCCAGGACTTGAAATCCCAGTTGTTGGAATGCTATGGCTAGATGATCTGACATTTCGACTGGCACGTTCTTGATTACGACGCTCGGCACGATTCACCGTTTTTTCCCTTGTTCGCAGGTGTTTGATTCATCTTAACTGTATCAAAGCAGAAACTCCGACAGCCTGCGCTCTGTCGGAGTTTCTGGTTCATGATCTTTAGGAGTTTGAACTCTTAAAGAATTTGACGTGACTTGTTTGTGGAAGATTTCCATCGACACGGAATGTCGCACGGAACGTAATTAAATCATTGCTGAAAGCAAAATCGTCAGAACGATCTAATCTAATTCCACCAACTTGTCTAACAATGTAACTTGGCAAGTGACCAAAAATTACAGGTTTGACTGCTGATGCTGCTGTTGCCATCGCTGGGTTTTCGAATATTGGATAACCCAATAGCAAGTCGCGTGCATCTGCTGATAGTGATGGACTGAATAAATATTGTCCAGCGCTGTCTTTAAGTTTGCGTACGTTTGCTACTGATGTTGCGTTCATCATAAATCCTGCGCCTGGTAGACGACGTCCGGCAGTATCAATTGAATAAACTAAGTCAATTAAATTGTCTGCTGTTGGATTTAGTGATGTTCCTGTTACTGCTGATCCTGCTGCAGTAACGATTCCGTTTGGCTGCACTGTACCGGTTCCGGTTGTCAAGGCTGCGTTTACACGGTAGCCGAGTTCGTTTCCGGTTTGTTCTGCTAGAAATCCAAGAATATCAACGCCTGCGTCCTCAACCATTTCGCGTGAGATTTGGGTGATGAATGAATATTTGTATGCACCCAAAGTTACGAATGAATTGAATGTTGGATCGCTTTCTGCGATTGCTGATCCTTCTGGAGAAATTGCAGCAGTTGAATAAGTTGCTTGTGATGGAATTTGCAAGTTCTCTCCACCAGCAGTTGTCAAGATTGTTGATGTTTCTAGTGGTCCACCAACGTATCTTGCAAGTGTAAGAATTCTGTCGTAAAAAGATGTTGGGACAGGTGCGCCTGTTGATCCTTTTAGAACATCTCTTTTTTCGAATTCGTATGAGCGAACTTCTCCACGAGCCATTGAGCGAATGACATCTGCGTCATCTTTGCTTCCTGATTGTGGTGCTACTGCAACTTCAACGTTTGCCATTGCTGCGGCTGCTGCTGCTGCTCTTTGTTCGTCCTTTGAGATTGTTTCGATAACGCGTGCGCGTTCGTCTAATTCATTGGAGATTTTTGTATATTGATCGTTTTCTTCAACAGTTAAGTCGCGCTTTTCGGCTGCTGCTCTGTCAAGAATTTCTTTTGCAGAGTGCCATGCTTTTTGGCGTGCTTCGTGTTGATGTTTGATGTATTCAGACATCGTTTTCCTTTTTTTTTGGTAGGGTTTATTGCTTGGTAATTTTCATGCATGAGGCTCACTCAAATGCATTTGTGATCGGTTCGGTGGCTCACACTCAGAATCGATACTTTATTATTACATATTTGTTATCTTGTTTCTTTCACTTCTGTTATACGAGTTTCTTGGACTGGATTAAATTTTTTTGTTTCTGTTGGGGCATTTGTTTTGCAAATTTCATCTGCAAACTCATCAGCGAGTTCTGCGATGATTCCTGATTCTGGGTTGCCTGCAACTTTTAGTATTGCTGCTTTGACTTCGTCTCTGTTCATTTTTATATTGCCTTAATTAGTAGATCTAATTGTTTGCGTTTAATTTCTAACAATTCATCTGTGTTTGGTGTGTTTTCTTTAAGTTTTTCAACTGCTTCATTGATGATTCCTGCGTGATCTGTTTGCAGGGTTTCTCCTGCTTCAAGTCTTGTTAGTGCATCAGCAAGTTTGTCTGGATCGATTCCTGTTCTTGTTGCGAGTGCATCGATTGCTCTGACTGTGGCTGTGGTTGCTTCGTATGCTGGGAAGCCTGTGACGATTGAAACTTCGTGCAATCTGATTTGATGCAGTTCGCGTTTCATTCCGTCATCCGACCATTTGTCTCCTCTTGCTGGAACGCTGAATCCAAATGACATTGAGTTTACGTCTCCTCTTTGCATGAGGATTGATAAATCGCGTCCGTCTGTTGTTGGTGGAAGTTGTGCTTCTGCTAGTAATCCTTTTGAGTCCTCTGACAGTTTGAGTGTTCCTGATCTTGTTGAGGCTAGAACACGATCCATATTGTGGTTGACAAATAATTTTATTTGGTTTCTTGATTTCAGGCTTCGCTTGAATGCGCCTGGCATGATGTATTCGGTGAATGGTAATGGTTCGCTTGGTGAATTGAAAACGGCTGCGTATCCTGTGAACGTCATTTTGTCAGGATCTATTTCGCTGGCTCTGATCTCAAATGTTACGTCGTTTATTCTGCGTTCAACTGTTGATGGCATTTTGTTTTCCTTTTCTTTCTTTAATTGTACGCTGACTGAGGACCATCTTGCTTGTTCCTCCTCTTGTCGTATTCTTTCCACGACTCCTTGTGCATATTCCATTGCTCTTTGTGCTGCTCGTTTACTTGGTCCTGATCCCCATAATAAATGTGCCACGAGTCCTGGTCCTGGGTATTGAGAATCGTTTGGGTCATTATTTTTTGGTGCGTCTAGATCTGGCATGTGTCTTGCGATCCAAGCGGCAATCCTGATCCATTTGTCCTCTGAGACTTGACCATCAGCCATGAGTCTTGCTTCGCGCTTTGTTTTGTCTGTTAGACCGTCTCCACCCAATCCGTCTTGTAGATATTGAAGTCCTCGTCTTGCTGCTGCTCGCATGTATGCTGGGGGTTCAAGATTTACTTGTCGTTTTTCTTTTGTTCTCAAATCGTTTATCTTTGTCAGTGTTGAAAATTTGTGAGCAACTTTTCTATCTGTTGCTTCATATCCGTCATCTGTTTCTCTGAAAAGTATTATTAGTGCTGCTGGATCGTCCTCTGTTCCTGTGATTGTAAAATCTGAATCTGGAACATTGATTTCGCCATCTCTTTCAATTCTTTCTATTTGTCCTCTGGCTCGGCCTCCAGGATTATTCCAAGAAACAAAGTCACCAATTTCTAAATCGTTTGGTCCTGCTCTGTATTGATCATCGTCATCTGATTCCTCGTCTGGTTGCCAGGCATTGCAATAGTATGCTCCGTTGACGTAGTCATCCCACTTTTCGCACCAGGCTCTTAGTTCGCCATTTGGATATTCTTTTATATTTGATTCATCATAAAAATAGCAATTGCCACAAGCGCGTCCATCTGGGACATCGTTTGATAGGGATGGTCTGTAATTATCTGGTAGTGCTCGTTCTCCACCTGGTTCGATGTTTTCAGCGATTGAGACTGCAATCATTTGATCGATTGCGTCTTGTTTTGTTTGGTGGCATCCGATGACTTCTCCATCGTCTTTTATTGTTGCCCATCCAGAACAGTCAGGTGATGAATCAGTAATAAAATATGGCATTAAATATCCTGCTCAAACCAAGCAACATCGCGAGAGCCTGAACCTGATAAACCATATAAAGAATTACCAGGCAGTAAAGTTAAATCTAAATATTCAGTATTGCTTAAATGAAAACC